TGCTGCTGCATCTTCAGACCTATTTCCCCGGCTCGACCGGACTGTCTCCTTTTTCCGACGATCACAAGTCGGTGATCAAACGCATGGAAGCGTCGATCCTGACGGGGGAAAACGTCTGGAACTGCGTCTTCCGAGGCTTCGCGAAAACCACGATCGCCGTCAACACGGTCATCTGGGCGCTGAACAACGGACACCGCAAGTTCCTGCCGTTGATTGGTGCGAGCAAGGCGCACGGCATCAACCTGCTCGACCTGGTGAAGTCGGAATACGAAACCAACGAGCTGCTGGCCGAAGACTTCCCCGAGATCGTGACGCCGATTCTGGCGCTGGAAGGCAAGTCGCAACGCTGCGGGTCTCAGACGCATGGCGGCGAATTGACCAACATCCAATGGAAGGCCGATCGGTTTGTCCTGCCGAGCATCGCGGGGAGTCTGGCCAGCGGAGCCTGCTGCGTCGGGCTGGGGCTGACGGCGTCGATCCGTGGTCTCGTGATCCTGATGCCGGATGGGACTCGACAGCGGCCCGACTGGTGGCTGGTCGATGATCCTCAAACCGACAGCAGCGCGGCGTCGCCGGCACAGGTGCAAAAGCGGATCGGAATCATCAAACGCTCGATCATGAAGCTGGGGGGACATCAAAGCTCGATTGGCGGCTGCGTCAACGGGACCGTGATCGAACCCGATGACGTGATGGATCAGATTCGCGACCCGAAGGTCTTCCCGTCGTTCCAGGGTGAGACGGTGCCGATGGTCAAGACGTGGGCCGATGCTCACGAAACGCTCTGGCTGGACGACTACGCGACGATCCGCCAGGGCTTCGATCCGGCGACGCCCGGCGATCAGGAGCGGGCACGCACCGAGGCGAACGAGTTCTACCGACGGCATCGGGCCGAGATGGACGCCGGCTGCGTCGTGACGTGGGAACACTGCTTTGATCCCGACACCGAACTGTCGGCGGTACAACATGCCTACAACTTCCTGATCGACGATGGCGAAGCGGTTTTCGCCAGTGAGTGCCAGCAGCAACCGCTCAAGCCAGGCGGCTCGGAGGAGCTGACGGCGGGGGACATCGCGTCGAAGCTGAACGGCTACAAATGGCGGGAAGTCCCGCCCGACTGTCACCGCGTGACGGCGTTCGTGGACGTGCAACAAGACTCGCTGTGGTACGTCGTGATCGCCTGGGAGCCGGGGTTCACCGGTTACGTGATCGACTATGGAGTCTGGCCGGAGCAGAAGACGCGACTCGTGACGAAAGGGCGGCTGCGTCGTTCACTGGCCACCGTCTACCCGAAGGCGTCGCTCGAATCTCAACAGCGTCATGGGATGCTGGCCCTGCGCGACGAGCTGCTGTCGCGCGACTGGTGCAAGGCCGATGGCGAAGTCCTGAAGATTGAAAAGCCGCTCGTCTACGATTCGGGGGCCTTCACAAAACTGGTGAAGGCGACAATGGCCCTGTCTCACTCGACCATGCCGTCGAAGGGGATTGGCATCGGGCCGGGCGACGAGCCGCTGTCGGAACGGACGAAACGCAAGGGCGAACGGCGCGGTCTGCAATGGATCGACAAGCCGGACCCGGCCAAAGAGGTCAAGGGGGGGCGGCTGCTCGAATACGATTCCAACTGGTGGAAGTCGTTCGTCCGCAATCGGTGGTCTGTGCCGCTCGGCGAACCCGGCAGTCTGTCGCTGTGGGGGCACGATCCGACGACGCACGCGGTCTTTGCCGCTCATCAGGTTGCCGAAAAGGCCAGCCCGACAACCGACGTGCGGAAGGGGCGAACGGTCGATGTCTGGCGACTACCGCCGAACAAACCGGACAACGAGTTTCTCGACGGTACGGTCGGCTGTGCCGTGATCGCCAGTTGTCACTCGATCAGCCTGACGAGTGCGGGGCTGTCGTCGGCGCAGAAGGGCCGCAGGAAACGCTACACGGCCGCCGAGTTGAAGGCACTGAAGGAAAAACGGGCCGCATAGCCGCCCGGCTCACCCTACGACAAGGAACCGCGCATGAAGAAGCAACCGACACCCGACGTCACAGCGGCGACGTGTCCGAAGTGTGGCTGTGGGCATCTGCTGCCGGAGCCGACGGCGAAGGCCGCTTACTTTCGGCGCTGTCGAAATTGCCATCGGCGGGTCGATATTCGGCCACCGAAGAACAAAGCCACGGACGACGTCGCGAACTGAGTTGAGCCGGGTGGCGTCAGCTCTGTAGCTCTGTAGGGCCGGTTTCACCGGCCGAATCGAGAGAAATCCCGGCCGGTGAAACCGGCCCTACTTGGGGATGGCTTGCAACGGCCGCCGGTTACTGCGTGACTCTGCACCCTCATGGCAGACACCGACTCACCGCTGAAGGCCACGATCACCGATCTGGCGACCGCTCCGTCCAACGAATCCGTGGATGGGCAGTCGGTCACGGAACGGCCGTTGTCGGAGTTGATCGAGGCGGACAAGCATTTGGGGGGCAATGCCGCTCTCCAGAAGACGCGGTTCGGGATGGTCACGCGGAAGATTCGACGAGGCGGGGCGTTGGGCTGACGGTCAAGCACGATCGGCTTTCGTCGCGCGGAGCGTGACGGCTACGGGGGGCATGGATGCTCTGGGCGCTGCCAACACTGAAGTCGATGGGTTCGGCGTTCGCCGCCGTGGTCAGGCGCAAGCCGGACCGCAAGGCACTGCGTGCCCGCGCGGCGATGGCTCAGTATCAGAAGCTGCGCGCTCGCTACGATGCCGCTCAGACCACGGCTGAGAACGCCGAACACTGGGCACAAGCCGACGATCTTTCGGCGCGAGCGGCCAATTCGCTGTCTGTGCGTCGCGATCTGCGACGGCGTTCACGCTACGAGACCGCGAACAACAGTTACGCTGCCGGCATGCTGCTGACGTTGTCGAACGACACGGTCGGAACGGGGCCTCGCCTGCAAATGCAGACCGAGGACGAAGCGGGCAACCAACAGGTGCAGCGTGAGTTCGCCGCCTGGGCACGCGAAGTGGGTCTCGCCTCGAAACTGCGAACGGCCGTGTTGACGAAGGCTCGCGACGGTGAAGTCTTCATCAAGCTGCGAACGAACAGCAAACACCACACACCGGTCCAACTCGATCTGGAAGTGATGGAAGGCGACCAGGTCACGACTCCGGCCCTCGTGCCGGCCGATGACCACATTGACGGCATCCGCTTCGACAGCGAGGGGAACGTCACGTTTTACGAGGTACTCGACCGGCATCCCGGTGACGATGTCCCGCTGAAGGATTACACGCCGAAGCCGATCCCCGCCGCGCTGATCATGCACTGGTTTCGTACGGACCGGCCCGGCCAGCTGCGCGGTGTCCCCGAAATCACGCCCGCGTTGCCGCTGTACGCTCAGCTTCGCCGCTTCACGCTGGCGGTCATCACCGCCGCCGAGACGGCCGCCGATCATGCCGCCATTTTGCAGGCGGGGAGTTCGGTTGGGGCGGACGACGTTGACGAGCTACAGCCGTTCGATGAGGTTCAATACTCGCGCGGCATGTTGACCGCCGTGCCGTTCGGATGGCAGTTGGCTCAGATGCGCAGTGAGCATCCGACGACGACTTACCAGATGTTCAAGGGCGAGATTCTGAACGAGATCGCGCGCTGTCTGAACATGCCGTTCAATGTCGCTGCCGGGAATTCCAGTGGCTACAACTATTCGAGCGGACGCCTCGACCATCAGATTTATTGGAAGTCGATCGCGATCACTCAGGGCGACTGCGAGAACGTGATTCTCGACCGTGTCTTCCGCGCGTGGTATGGGGAAGCGCGATTGATCACCCGAGCCGACGGCACGCCGCTCGTCCCGACGATCGACCTGTCTTACCGCCCGTGGGTCTGGGCATGGGATCCGGCCGAAGACATCGACCCGAACAAGACGGCCAACGCCCGCCTGACCGATCTCCAGACCGGTGCCACGACGTACCAGGACATTTACGGGGAGAAGGGTCAGGACTGGGAGACGCAGCAGCTCGCCCAGGCAAAGGCGTTGGGCGTCACGCTCGATCAGTACCGTGCCCTGCTGCGTCAGAAGCTGTTCGGGGCCGCGCTGGCCGGAGCTGCTCCGCCGGACATGCAGTCCCGCCGCAAGCGTCGCAAGTCGTTCCGTTCGATCTTCAAAGGACTGGGGGCGTGATGTTGCGATCGCTCGACAGTCTGCAGGCCGCTCGCACGTTGTCCGGTCGCTCCGCCGACCGGATGCCGGAGCGATCCCGTCGGCGGAGCGACGGGACTACGGTACGACCGGCGCTCGTGTCGGCATTGCGCTGCCATCGACTGCGGGCGGGGTTCGACGAATCGAAGATCAAACGGGACGATCAGGGCCAGTTCGACGACACGGAAGCGGCGGCGGCTGACATCGTTGATGCTCCCGAGGTGCGCGGATCGGATCAGGCCAGGGAAGCCGCCACGAAGTATGTTGGCAAGCCGCTCACGAACGGCGACAGCAAGATTGTCGCCACCGTCTCCGGGGCCACGCTCGGCAAGATGCTGAGTGCCTCGTCGCGCATCCGGTCGGACGATCCGATCGCCCATTTGAACGCGGTTGCCAATCTGGACCGCCTGTTCCCGCACGCCATCCCGCGCGAGTCGCGGGACGACAATCAGGGCGGCAACGTCATTCAGCAGATCCATCACTTTGAAGTGCCGATGGCGCACGAGGGGCGGCTCTGGCGGGTCAAGATCATGGCGAAGGAGTTCGCCCGAAAAGAGGACGGAACTCGCATCTATCATTTGCGGGCCGTGCAAATAGAGAAGCCCGCGTCAGGTGAGGAAGCGCCGTCATCGACAGAGTCGAAGACGGGAACAACCTCGCACGCGGGCTTCGACGAGAAGTTTGACGCATTGGCGGCGGCTGTCAAGACGGCCGTCCAAAAGCGGGACTCGGCCAAGTCGGCGCGCGTGCGGCCGTCGCTGCTGAAGGCGACTCGCGAAGTCGCGAAGACACGGCCACGCAAGGCCGTGCCCGTGGCACCCGACAAGCCGACTCGGCTGGTCGCGGCAATTCGGAAGGTGCGGGCGACGGGCGATTTCTCGGGAAATCGAGCGGCGGCGGGGAAGACCCCTCACCCTCACCCTCTCCCCGCAAGGCCGGGGCGAGGGGACCAGGCGAAGATGCGTTTTGCGGCGGGGGGCGGCTGGAAGCTGCGGGCGCGAAGTACTCGGCGGGTGCGTCGGTTCACCGGCTGTGCCTACACCGGCGGCGTGATGTATCCGAGTTTGACCGTCAACGGTGTCACCACCTGCGGGCCAGTGGTGCTCGATCTGGAATCGCTGCGGGTCGAATCGCAGTCGGTGCCGGTGCTCGACGATCACGATGAATCGACGGACGGGACGATCGGTCGGACGCTCTCGATCATGAACAGCGGACGCCGACTGGACGTGAAGGGGGTCGTGTATCCCCGCAAGCTCCGCTCGCACGGGATCATCTTCGCGAACGACGCCGGTCATCGCTGGCAGTTGTCCGTCGGGACCGATCAGTTTTCGGTCGAAAAGATCGCGTCGGGCCGGTCGATCGACGTGAATGGACGGACGTTTACCGGGCCGCTCGATGTGATTCGAGGGGCCTATCTGACGGACCTCAGTTTCGTGGCGGTCGGCGGGGACGATCGCACGTCGGCCACGATCGCCGCGTCCCGTCGGCGGAGCGACGGGACTACCGTAGCCCCGTCGCTCCGCCGACGGGACGGGCTGTTCAAAACACGGCGATGTCCTTGGACAGCTTCTAAAGGCAGGACGGCCGAGGGCGGCCATCCTACGGTCAACGAGCGATCACGCCGGTGAATCGTTGCGGTGTGCCTCACGCGGCACGGCGTTGTCGTCGGGGCTTGGCGGATTGAGCAGGCT